GCGGCGGCGGGTATCCTCTTACCGCTTCCCCGGTGCTTAGCCTAAGCTGGTCAGGAGCTTAGGCTTTTTTGTTGCCCATTTCATCCTCCATGAGCTTGTCGAGGTACTGGATGATTTTCTGTGCGTCGTTGCATTCCTCCGCGTAGAGCTTGATTTGCTTGAGAACCTTGAGAAACTGCTTATCCGTCATGTACATGACCTCTTTCTTTGTGTCTTTCATATTTGACACCCGCCTTTCTGTCAGCTCTTGCTGACACATATATTATAACATACTAATTGTAGTATGTCAAGAGGCAAAATGAAGTTTTTTCAGAAAAATTGCAAACTTTTTCTCACCTTGACTGCACGGGTGGTGTTGGTGCGACAATCTGCGCGTGGGGCGTACCCCATCCGCCGAATGCGGTTGACCGCAGCGTGTGTGCCTCCTTCACTTCGCGTCACCTCAGCATGACGCTGACAAGGTGGCTGCTCATCTGGGCTTAGGGGATGAGCGCGGCGGGCGCGCCTTCTGCGGACGGGAGGCGCGCATATTGTCGAAGAAACAGGCAGACCCGTTTTATTTGTCGCCGCCTTGGAAGGCGATTCGAGTGGCTGCCTTGCAGCGCGACCATTATTGGTGCCAACGATGCCAGAAGCGACCGGCGAAGATTGTCCACCACCTGATTCCACGCACGGTTGACCAGTCGCTGGAATTGGAGCTGGACAACCTGCAAAGCGTCTGCGTGATCTGCCACGAACAGGTGCATCCGGAGAAGGGTGCAAGCAAAAATCCGAAAAAACAGCCCGATTTGACGGGCATCCGGGTTATTAGTATCAAGTGAGGGGAGAACATGAATCGGACAGAAACGGGATACAAGCTGCCGGGAGAGCGGGCGCATACGGCGCGGATGCTGCTGGAAGGAGAGGTCGCCAGCCGATATGGGGAAATTTTGCCGCATCAGCAGGCGATTTTGGACGCTTACGAGCAGACGGAGGCGCTTCGTCTGCGTGCAGTGGACGACGTGGCGACGAACGGCCTGCGCGAAAGCTACACGTCCGGCCGCCAGCGCGTCGTGCGCAAGAATGTCGCGTATGAACAGGCGCTCCGGGCAGCGGCATCCTTGACGAAGCTCATTGCCGCGCTGAAGCTGGACACAAAGAAAGCTGCACCTGATGAGGCAGGTGATGGCGAGGATGAGGACGACGACCTGGACGACTATTGACCCGCATATTGCCGCAGCAGAGGAGCGCATTTGTGCGGACTGGAATCGTCTGCATGGCGATGCTGACCCGCGCATATGGGCATACATTGACGATGTACTTAGCGGGCGCGTGCTGGCGTGTCAAAAAGTCCGGCTTGCCTATGAGCGATTTGTGCGTGACCTGATGCACGAAGAAGAGGGCGATTTCCCGTGGCGGTTCGACGCGGAAAAAGCATCGAAGCCGATTCGGTTCGTCGAAAAGTTCGTCCGACCGCAGGGGGATTATGACCGCCTGACGCTGATGGCGTGGCAGTGCGCCTTTTACGCGGCGCTGTTCGGCTGGGTCAGCAAGAAGGACGGGACGCGCAAACACAACAAATGTTTGCTGATTGTCGGCAGCGGCAACGGCAAAACGCCGATGATTGCGGGCGCGGCGCTGTACAGCGTCAGCCAGGAAGGTATCAAGAACGCCGAAATCGACGTCCTGGCGAACAGCAAACCGCAGGCGCGGATTTTCATGCACGATGTCAATGCGGCAATCGGCGCGTCACCGGCGCTGTCGAAGAAGTTTCGCGCCCTGCGCTCCTGCGCGGAATACTATGCGGACGGGCAGTCAGACAAGGGACGCAGCGCAACGCCGGATAGCGTGATTCAGGCAATGTCAAACCGTGCGTCGCTGCTTGACGGTCTGCGGCCGACGTGGGGCGTACTGGATGAGCTGCATGAGATGCGCACCTATGATGCCATCGAGCAGATGCGCCGGTCGCTGGACAAAGCCTCGGACGGTCTGCTGCTGATGATGTCCACGATGGGGTATGTGCTGGACGGTGTGTTGGTCAGCGAATATCGGCTTGCTGACCAAATGCTCAAAGGCAGCGGCAATGCGGCGGTGAATGACCGCGAACTGGCGCTCATCTATGAAATCGACGAACAGGATTCGCCGGAGGATTCCAGCAAGTGGGTGAAGGCAAATCCATCGCTGGGCGTACTCCTGCATCTGGACAAGCTGAAGCAGCGCTGGGAGGAAGGCAGGGCGATTGCAGACCGGCGTATTGACTTCCTGACGAAAACGCTGAATGTGTTCACGCGGGCGACCAATGCGAGCTTCTTGGACTTTTCGCTGGTGGAACGCAATCGGGATGTTATTGGTCTGGAAGCAGTCAGAGGACGCGAGGCCTTCGGCGGTTTCGACGTAGCTGTCAGCGGCGACCACTGCTCGACGGCGCTGGAAATTCCGCTGGATGACGGCCGCTTCTACGTCATTCCGCATACGTTTGTGCCGCGCAAGGTGGCAGAGTTGAATGCAGAGCGTCTGGACTACTACGGCGAGGCGATGCAGGGGCGGCTGACGATTGTGGAAGGCGACTATGTGAAGCAAGACTGCATCATCGACTGGTTCAGGAAGATGGGCGAGATTTTCGACATCCGCTGCATCGGCTATGACCCGGCGAATGCGACGCTTTTGGTCAAAACGCTGGAAACAATGTTCGCTTGCGAACCGGTCAGACAGGGCGCAATCACGCTTAATGCGCCGATGAAGCACATCAAAGAGCTGTTTACGGACGGAATGATCGTTCACGACCAAAACACGCTCTTCGAGTGGTATCTGAACAATGTCAAGCTGCGGAACGACTTTTCGACGCGGGATAATGAAAACTATGCGCCGAAAAAAGCGGACAAGTACAGCAAAATAGACGCATTTATGGCGTTTCTGGATGCACATACGGTCTGGCTGCGGCACTGCCCGCCGCTCGGAATGGAAAGCGATTCAGGGGATGCGGTGCAAATCTACGATCTTGACCAACTGCTGGAAAATGGAGGTGATGGCATGTGGGCATAATGGCACGGCTGAAATCAAAGTTTTCCCCACGAAAAGCGGGGGAAACTTTCCGGCTTGAACCATCATGGCAAACAACGGCATCACGGCAGATGCAGGACAGTGAAGCGGTTTTCGGTGCGGTGACGCTTCTGGCGAACACGTTCGCCGCCATGCCTATGACAATTCGCAAGGGCTGGGAAGAGGCGAAAGAGCATCCGTTGCATCGTGTCCTGACGTACCGTCCGGCGTCTGGCTATACGCCTTATACATGGATGCAGGGGATGGAGGTCTGCCGGAACGCAACCGGCAATGCATATTCCTACATTTCACGGGATGCCAGCGGCAATGTGCTGTCGCTGGAGCTGCTCAATCCGGCAGAAATTGAACCGATGCGCGACCGTGATACGGGCGACCTGTGGTATCGCTACATGCCTGCGAAGGATGCGCCAACCATCTATATTCCGGAGCGGTCGATGCTGCACGTTCGGCATGTGACAGATAATGCCGACAAGGGCATTAGCCCGCTGTCGGTGCTTGCCGGTTCAATGGAGTATGCAGTACAGATGCGCGATTTCTCGCTGAAACAGGCGAAGGGGATTGCGGGTGTGCTGGTGCTGGAAGTGCCGGGCAATCCGGGCGACCAACGAAGCAAGGAAATCGTGGAAGGATTCCTGAAGAACTACGCACGCAGCAACAATTCGCTGGCGGTTATCGGCGGCGGTGCGAAAATGAGCAGCGTGGAGCGCACCATCTCCGAGGGCCGAATGCTGGAGGTTGACCGGATGATGGTCACGCGTGCGTCGCGTGTCTACGGGATTCCTCCGGCTGAATTGGGCGACTACAGCCAGAGCAGCTATTCTTCGCAGGAACAGCAACAGCTGGAGTTCCTTCAGCGCCTGATCCCGACTGCGAAGATGTATGAGGCGGAAATGCAGATGAAGCTGCTGACGTATCGGGATGTTCTGGATGGCTACCGAATCGAGATTGACTCCTCTGGTCTGACAATCTCGGATGCGCAGACACGCGCGACGGTTGACCAGATGCTTGTCCGATCGGGCATGATGACCATCAATCAGGGCAAGCAGCGCAACGGCTTCCCC